GGTGTCCGGCGATGCCAGGGTGTCCGGCGATGCCAGGGTGTCCGGCGATGCCTGGGTGTCCGGCGATGCCTGGGTGTTCGGCAGATACAATCTAATTACCATCGGACCCATCGGATCACGGAACGATTACACGACAGCATTCCGCGTTAAGCAGGGTGGGATCATGGTTAAATGTGGTTGCTTCACCGGCTCCATTGACGAGTTTGAGAGCCGGGTCAACAGCGTCCACGGCGACAATGACCACGGCAAGGCGTACCGCGCCGCGATCGCCATGATCCGGGATGTTGTCACAGCCGATCCTGTGGAGGACGAAGAAGCGGGCCGGGAGAAGGAGGAAGCGGATGGACGCTAAAGAGATCGTAAAAGTGCTACGAAACGGAGGAACCATTTACAACGACGAAGCCGCAGACCTGATCGAATCCCTCGCGTCGGCCCTGGAAGCGAAGGAAAAAGAGCGGCAGGAGTGGCAAGACGATTTCAACCGCCTAAACGAAGGTGGGCTGAAGCGGATTGCCGAGTTACAGGCGGACCTGGAAGAATCGAAAAGGCGGAAGCTGGCGGCAATCGAAGCCTTGTTTAGCCTTGTCAGGCACACTTTAGAGTGGCGATATACCGACGAAGCAACCATTGACAGGGAATCGTCAATTCTCGTTAGGGCCATGATTGATGGGAAGGTTAGCGACAGTCCATCTATGACCCCACCCGCCCCGGACCAGACCACCGCCGACGATGGCGGGAAGGAGTGAGAGGAATGGTATTTAACGACAATGATCCGAGAGTGTTTATTTTTGAAGATGGCGACAATACGCAAATCGTAAAGCTGAGCAAAACAGACCAACTTATCGACATTCTGCGCGGACACATGAGGTTGATGGAAAAGATAGTCGACATTATCGCAAACGCCCCGGCAGACGGGGAGGAAGGGTGAGCGGGATGATTTTTGCAGGAGTTACATGTGATGTTTGTGGCAAGCGGGAGACGTGGCACCACACGGGAGCCGAAATGATAAAGAAGTGGGCCAGAGAAGAAGGGTGGAGCATAGGAGCAACGCATAAATGCCCTGATTGCAGGAAGCCGAGAAAGAAAGGAGCGACGCGCCGTGACTGAACTCCGATACACCGTGAACTTTCAATGTGGATTGTGTGGTAGGCAGTTTGTTGGTGCTTATTCCAGGTTTAGAAATGCCGGTAAAAGCATAGTGTGGTTAAATCTCATGACACACTACGCAAAGAAACACTGGAAATCACTCACAAAACCGCGCAACTTAATTATTTGCATCGTGGAATTTCCGAAAGCGATATTCTGGATTTGCGCGGAACGGTTCTCGCGACTGATAACAATCAAGCAGAGAGGAGAAAAGCCATGACTGACCATCTGACCCCCGCAGAGATCGAGGGGATGCGACAGGGAACCGGAATGTACCTTAATAAATATTGGCCCCGCGAATCGCTATGGAAACATCTGCTATCGTTCAAGCGAATGCTAACCCGCCTCCTCGCCGCCTACTCCGAGATGGAGAAGGAGAACGAGCGGTTGAGGATAAAGGCTTTTGCAGGAGAGCAATGCGCAAATGCGTTGCAAAACCTTCAAATGAAATATCAATTCAAGGAAAGCTATGTACATTTAGCCCTTATAACATGGGACCAGTTTCAGGACACGCCGAAAGGGGATGCGTGAATATGAGCAGAATTACTCAATACGATTCCGATATTGGATATTATGTTGTAATTGACTGGGAGACAGAATGCGACCGTAACAAAACTACCGGCGATGACCTGTTGACCGACGAAAACCTGGCAATATGTAAGTTGGTAGAATACGAGGACACCGCCCTCACTCCGTCGCAGGTCGCGGAGATCGCGGAGAAGATGAAGCGGGGCGAGCTGGTGGAGGCTGGATGCCCTATTTGTGGAATGGACTATGTTGATGCGGAGTGGCACAACAAACAACTGGTTGAAATCGACGAATTACCAAAATTCAAAGTCGGCGATTATGCTACGTTCAAGTACGGAAGCCAAGACAAGCCTACCACGATTGATGCCGTGAGACACTTTTTCATGCGGAACGATGACGGAAGAATTGGTCATTTTTGCATGGCTGGAGTCAAAGACAAGTATGGTAAAATTCACTGGATTCAGGGCGATAGGGTACAGCTCTGGAACGACCAAAACGGCCAGCGCAAGGAGGATGACGATGCGGACGGTAAGTGAGGTCATTTCGGAACTGCGGGAGCGGTACGATGACGGCGACCGGCAGCTCGCAGACCTGATGCCAGAGGTACTGCAAATCTTCGACGGCATCGCCCCCGACCGCCTGTCCGAGATTCTGGACGCGGAGAAACGCGGCGACTTGCGAATAATGCCGGGTTGGGACGTGTTCGGAGAGCCGGTTTACCGCATTGTAAAGGACGCTCACCCGCACATAACAAGGGATGAAGTGATGGGCATTTACGAGCCTAGAATTGCGTTAATCGGGAGGACGTTAACACTAAAGCAATTCCGCGAACGGTGTTTTTTCACCCGAGCCGCCGCCGAGAATGCGCTGAAGGGGGATGCTGAAAAATGAAAACGCTATTGGAAATCATCGAAGAAGTCAAAGATGGAAAGAAACCAGAGTACGATGAATTGCGCTATGCGATGTTAGCACTCGATTACCTACATACCGATTATACAATGTTCCTAAACGATATGTACGGCAAGAACAAGTTGCAGGGATTTGACAAAATGAAGTACGAGCAAAAATACAAACAGAGACAAACGGCTTTTTCTTTGGAACCTAAAAAATATGTTGGGAGCTTTGATCCGGACTTGCCGGAATATCAAAGCGAACGAGCTGTATTCAAAAAGATATACAAGAAATTCGCGGACAAAGAAGAAACGGAGCGTGAATCCAATGACTGACACCAAGGAGCTGAGAGAGCTGGAGAAAGCGGCCACGCCATGTGATAGCGAGTGGTATGCTGAATACGAATCGGCCCAATCGGTTTGGTGGATATTCACTGACCACGGAGATTCAAGGGAGTTGCTATGTGGCGTATATAAAGAAAGCGACGCAAAACTAATAGTAGCCGCCCGAAACGCCATGCCGGGGCTGCTGGACGAGGTGGAGCGGGTACAGATGATCCCATTAAGCGAGAGGGTTCCCGATACTGACCGTGATGTGTACATTCTCTGTACGACTGGTAAAGTTTGCGCGGCATACTATCTGCCGGAGCATGGCATATGGATGGGCAGCAGAGGACAGCTTGCGCCAAAGTTCACGCATTGGGGAGAGCTGCCGAAACAGCCGGAAGGGGTGTGAGGGGGATGGATTATGATGAATTCCGGGAGAAGCACTGCCGGATGTGCGGTTCGTTTTATTGCCCAGGTGACGATGACGCGATCAAGACGTGCGGGAAGAACCCGGATTGCGAGGATGAGTTACCAAAGATTCTAGCCGCCATTCCCAAAGCAAAAAGAACCCAGGGCGACAAGATCAGGGCGATGAGCGACGAGGAGCTTTACGAATTCCTGAGAGAGGTTTACAAGGCTGGGGAGAGCGATCAATGCGCCTACGAATGGGGGCATCGTAAGAATTCATTTGAGTGGGATATGAACTGGCTCCAAGCGCCAGCGGACGAAGGGGGTATGGGCGATGCCGAATGATATTAGGTTGATAGATGCGAATGCGCTTCTGGAAAATAGATATCGAGCCGGACAATTCCATCCTGATATGTGGGTTGTCACGCGTGGATTTATCGAGAACGCGCCAACCATCGACCCGGTTCGGACAGAAACATGCGAGGGGTGCTATTATCTGAAAAACTATGGATCAAAGCCGTGCGGATCGTGCAGACGTAATCCAGACCTTACAGATCATTACGACAAGGGAGAAGGGGGTAAGGCGGAATGAGCGTTCCGGTTTGCAGTGAGTGCGATGCGTGTCACGCCACTCCGGTTTGCAGCGAAGATGACGGAGACGAGCTGTGGGAGTTTAACTGTATAGTATTGGAAAAATATATCAACACGGGCTGGGAGGAAGACGACGCGCTGCCCAAGACCAGCCCGAGGTGGTGCCCGAAACGGAAAGCGAAGAAGGAGGGTGGCGGCGGTGAGCTATAGTAACGCCGTCGTATACCAGTCTGTGAAGAAAATTCTTGGCCCCCATGCGCTCGAACGGTACAACACCGATACGGCATCACGGATAAAGATTCAAAAGACAATATACATGTTGCAGGAGAAAAGCGGTAAGCATTGTTATGAGTTCGGTTGGTGCATGTCCGGTCCGTTTTCTGCCGAGCTGGACGCGCAATGCAGGTCAATGTGCGACGAGTTGAACGGGAGGTGCGAAGGTGAGTGAGGAAAAACTAGACAAGTGTAAGCATTGCGGGGGAGAAGCGACCGTTTCGAGACAGACAAACACATCAGACCGCTTCGGAATGGGTGTCTATATTGAGCATAAAATCCGCTGCTCAAAATGCGGGTTACAGATAACGCGAGACAGTATAGTAAACATGGATTCAAAGAAGGCCGTTATAGAAGCCTGGAACCACCGCTACACGCCCTGGACGCGGTTCGACCCGAAGGACCGGGCTACGTGGCCGGAGGACGGACAATGGGTAATTTTTAATATCATAAATGACATTTACAGAGATTGTATGTATGGCTCATACACCGGTGTTTTTCGGGAAGGGGTTTTCTGGTTTATTTACCGCGACAGAGATTACGATACCGGAACGGACCAAGACAACGTGCAATACTGGATGCCCCTGCCAGACCCGATGCGGAGGGAGGATGGTTTTGATGGGTGATAAATGGTACGAAGGGATTTCATTTAATATTCCACAACCAAAAAGCGAAATATGGTTGGCTTCGGGGTTTGTGGTGTCTCATGCTGGTCCAGCTCCATGCAGGTTCCACCGTTTCATGCAAAGGGTTTTCTTCGGATTCAAGTGGGTTGACCTTACAAAGGAGGAGAACCATGATTAACTTCACCTGCGAACAGTGCGGAAAGAGTTTCGACCAACCGCATACATGCAATATGTGCGGTATGCCGATGTGTATTGAATGTTATGAACATGGAGAGGGATTCTGCGAACCGTGCAAATGCATCCGAGAGATCGAAAGGCAAATGCTAAAGGTGCGGTGTGAAATGGAGGTGCTGCGTGGTATCGTGGAAATCCAGTACAACCGGAGAATGGTCAAGGTGCTGCAACGGGACAAGCCGCGAGGTGTGGTGCAGTGATGAATGAGGGGATTAGAATGAAAGATAACAACGAACGACACAGTAAGTTCGGAAGTGTTTTAAGGTCATTAAGACTCAGCAATAAACTAACACAAGATGAAATGGCTAAAGTGCTGGGACTAAGCAAGCAGGTTATTTCAAACTATGAAAACTTTGCTCGATCGCCCAACATCGAAACTCTAATAATGATTTCGGATCATTTTGGTGTTTCAGTGGATTACCTGGTCGGTAGAAGTGATCACGATGATTTCAGGGTTCGGTCAGGAGATTGTGACGAATGGGGATGGTTCTTGTGTGAATTTGATAGCAGATGGGCCGCTATTCGGTTTTGGTGGCTGCAGGTTTGCTCAATGTTTAGGCTGTATGTTGTTAAAATGAAAATACCAGAGAAGATAAACCCGAGCGATTGGGTCGGGATTCTTGGGTCGATTGGAGAGGATGAAGAAAGCGGGGATTAACCCCGCTTTTCCTTATGGCTTGTAGTCTGCGATGTACGGATTGTACTTCCACGATTTACCCATTGACCAGTACAGCCACGCCCTTTGCTTGGTTGAAAGCCCAGGCATCAGATTGATGGCGTACTCAGCATCTTCCTGGCTGATGTTGGTTGTCTCGTCATTCAGCTTTGCAATCTCGCGGACGAGGAAATATGTTTCAATGTCGATCTTTTGTTTGGTCGCATCCTTGACTTTTTGCATGGTGTCGGTCATAGTGTAGTCCAGCGAAGATTCGTCTTTTGCGTAAGCAGTCGCGTACATATACACGTTTTTGATAATAGATACCTTGCTGTCCTCCGGCAGCTTGTCGTACATCTTCATGTCAAACAGTTCTTCGAGCGCGTTCCTTGCGGTCTGTCCGTAGTTGATGCGGTACTCGGCAATCTCGTCTGACGGGATGTACTGTTTCTTGTGGTAGTTTGGAGGGTATTTGGGCAGTATTCCGGCATCGTCGGTGTCAATGAACAGCCGTTCGAGTTCCATGTTTACCGGGTCTGCATCGTCTATCGTGCTACCCCACCACGGGATTATCGAATTTTCCACGAACCGCATTGCGAAGTTTTGAGTTGCCTGATCTTCTTCGCCCCACATGTCGATGTACGGTTGTAGCTGGTACGACAGTACGGGAATCTTCGCCGCAACTTTCCGGGCGAATACCTCACCCTGTTTTGTCCACGCAGAATCCGATGCGGCGTAGGTGTTCCGTCTGGTCGGGTCTATGGTTCTGGCGATTTGCCCTAGTATTGTCGGTGTGTACTGGCTAAAGTATCCATAAACAGATGACTGGAAGAATGCGCTGACCGCATTGCCGGTATCGTCGTTGTCGATGGTTTGCAACGCACGGTTAATGCCTTGCAGCATAGACATTTCGGTCATGGGGTCTGCAATAGTGGCCAGTGCGGATATGATTTTTGCGTACCCCTTCTTATCGTTAAACAGTCCTGCTCCATCGATCATGGATTGAAGTTCTGCGCCCATAAACAGAGGTATGTTCATCGGGTTTATCCAGTCAAGCGTCATTGAGTAGTCGCCGATCTGTAAGGCGTATGCCTGGTATCCCTTTAGTTTTGCAAAGTATTCTTCCCTGTCCTTGTCTTCGCCAGATGCGCGGATGATACCCAGCGATTTGAGCCACATGCCAACAAGCATTAATCCTGTTCCGGTGATAGAGCTTGCCAGACTGTCAATAAACTGGTTGGCGGTAATGTCGCCTCGTTTCAGCTTTCGCGTTTGCACGGCAAGTGAGTTGATTAACCCAACAGGCGAGTACCTAGCTCCGGTTTTCAAAATGTTGATTGGCGTTCTTTTGAACGGAACAACGCCCTCGACGATAACTCCAATGGCTTTGCCTTTTCTTGCTGCATCGTTTAGTTTATTGGCAAGAAGACTTGCTTCCCGAAACGTATTTCGCTTCGCTTCGGCAACGGCAACGGTTCTGGCCTTGTCAAGCACCTTGCCGGTCATTTGTGCCGGTGACAGTTTGTTCGCCATCATGTAGTCTGTCATAGCCTTGACGTAGTTTGCACCGAGGAAAATAGCATCTTCGTTTTCGAGCAGTTTGAGGTTGTTCGTCCTGGCCCATTCCAGCCACTTGGTTTTGAAAATCTTCCGCGCTTCGTTGTAGTTGGTCTCTTTTCCTTCGCCTTGCAATTCACCCATCATCTGGTCGCGGTCACTGCGAGAGAACTCTCGGCTTGCTTTTGCGCGTTCGGAGAGCGGGTTGTAAATCGCTTTCGTTCTGTCCATATTAGGATTTATTTTAGAAGCTATGCCCTCACTGATAGCCGCAACCACGTCCTTGTTTCTGGCGATCATGTACATGCTGGCGTTGCCAAAAAGGTTCCGTAGGTGCGTCTTGGGGTTTCCGAGCATCGACAGGTAACGCCATGCATTGAATTTGTCCATGAGCGTAGGCGGTATCTGCTTTGCGATATCGGCCTTGATTTGATTTTCGACTACTTCCGCTTCCTTTTGGGTTTCGGCGGTAAGCAGTTCATCCACCAATGCCGGGTCTGGTTTAATGGTCACGCGCTTGTCCGCGGGTTTGTTCTTGTTATACCCGTTGTCTACTTGCTTTTGGGTCAGTTCAACAAGGCGCTGAACGCTGGCGTACCGCCCTTCCGGTGTCATGTTTTTCAATAAACGCGTGATTTGAATAGCCTGACCGAGTTCAGTAGCCAGTACGCGGAAGTTTGCGAACATGTCTTTGAACAGCGTCTTGTCCTGCATCTGGTTCGCTTCGATCATAGCGGCTACGGCGTAGGCCATGTCCTCGCTGGACGGGCGTGTCCCTTTGTCTACCCACGTTTTAATTACGCCTTGGGCCACCTTAACACCATCTTTGCTGATGCGCTCGTTTGCGGCTTTCGCGTCCTTTGCGTTGGATTTCTGCTGGTAATCGTATAACCCCTGATCCATCCCGCTCTTGACTTCGGTTGCAGTTTCCTTGGTGAGGTTTTGGTTTTCGAGGATAGACCCCGGCACATTCGACGTGCGGGTGCTGGTCTTGATCTCACCGGGACGGCGCATGGACTTGACTTCCTGCGTAGCGGTTTCCTGCTTCTCGTTCAGCGCGGTTTCAATCATCTGCCGAAGCCGGGACAGTTCAGCGTTTCCGGTTTTAAATCTGCCAATCACGCTGTCGATAGCATTGAGGATAGCACCGACTACCCCGCGCTGAGAGTTAACCAGACGGCGAAGTTCGGCCTTGTTCGTGAACACATCCTGCACCGTGTCGGAAACCAATTCCTGCTGCAAATACAGTTCGGCTTTATCCGCATACGTCTGGCGCAGAGATTCCATCTTCGCATCATAAGTTCCGTTGTCCTGCGCTTGCTTGACGGCGTACTGCATGATGGTGTTGTACGCGTCTGTACCTTCCAGCGAGTGGGAGATTTCGTGACCGAGTACAGCGACGTAAGGAGAGCCACCCTCCGCCGTAGCGGAATCCCAGGATATGTACAGCGTGTTCGTGTTCGGGTCGTACATACCGTTGTCGGCCATCTTGACCCCGTTCTCGGTATGGGATATGTTGTAGGCCCACTGGATGTTTACACCGAGTGCTTTGGCAGACTTCGATATGTCGCGCATGGTCTTTTGCTCGTTGCGGGTAAACTGCTTTTGCGCGTCCTCGGTAATAGTGCGGACGGCAACGGTTCCCTTTCCTTGCGTAAAGGTCTGGACGTTCTGTGCGGTTACGGCGGGTTCGGTTGCGGTTTGTGCGGTCTGATTGTCCGCCGTGTTTATGGTAGCGTTCTCGCCATTTACGGGCGCGCTGACGGCGTTCTGTTCCGCCTGAGTATCAATGCCTACACTTGGCACAGAAACGCTCTCAGGGCCTTGTACGGCATCCTGCGGCGTTGTGGTCGCTTCTTGCTGTCCCGTGTTATGATTAATGTTGGCAATGGCGTTACCGGAAAATACGGTACCGAAGAACCCACCGGACAGCGCACCGCCAAGAGCAGACGAGAACGGACGCTTGATCCAGAACTCAAATGCGGCTTTGCCTTGCGCTTCCTCCGCACTCATCCCGCTTGAAATCAGTTGCGCGATATACTGATTCATTTCCGACTTATCGCCCATCACAACATTGTCAACGATATTGTCTAGAATTTCAGCGGCGTATTCCTCGGTTGCTTCAATACCGGCCTGTTTCAATATTGACTGGATAACAATGACAGACTTTGACCTTTTGAAGGCTCCGTTTGCCAGTTGTTTGGCTATATCCGCACTCATTCCGAACAAGCGATCCAACGGGATCTTTTCTGTTACATACTCAACGCCAGCAATGAGGGTTGCGTATGCTGCGGCTTGCATAGGTGTTGCGCCACGGTCTAGTGCTTCGGCAGATGCAATTCCTCCAGCGGACGTAGCCATCCACACCAAGGCAACCGTTGGTCCCGCTGGCAATTTAAGTCCCATGTCAAGGATGCTAAACCCAGTGCTTTCGATAAGTTTAACAAACTCAGAATCGGTTGTTTGCATAGCCGTGTTTCTGGTATCACTAGCTATTTTGCCAAAAGCAACCGGAGTCTTGTAAATGTTATCAAAAGCGCGATCTTCTCCAGCATTGGATAACGTATACACATAAGACAATGGAGCAAAAAGGCTACCGGCAATACTAAGATAACCGGCGGCAATTTCTCCTGCCGGTCCTTTTTCCTTAACCCAATCAGACAGCTCATCGGTAAACGCTTCGTATTTTCTTCGATCCAATTCCGGCTCTATTGATTGCAAATACTTGTCAAACAACTCATAGTTTCCAGAACCGTAATAATATTTAAGTATGTCCGCTTCGTCATCGGTAACAAACCCGTACTTGAAGTTTAAATATCCAGACGCTTCTTGTGTAAACTCAGCATTTGTGGACGGTTCGGTTTTTCTCGTATTGACCAAATACATAATGTTTTCTCTTGTGGTTGGTACTTGGTCGAACGGGCTAACGATTCCAGGGCCAGACAAATCCGTAATACTTGTCGCGTTTTTGTTTGCGTTTTCAAAATCTGGTCGTTTCTTCAATTCATTGGCTAAGTATTCCGCTTGTGCCCTTACCTTGTATGCGTTTCGTTTTTCGGTTTCCCATTTGGTTCTTACGGCATCTTCTTGCTCTTGTAGTTTTTTCTCGCGAGCCGCAACAGCGGGAGCATTTGCACTATATTCAGAAAAAGCATCATTGTAATTCTCAGACATGCTCTGCATGGAATTATTAAACCAATCTTCGATCCTGCCCCAAAACGTTCGCTCCTCGGGAGTAGTCAACGCCTGTATTTTTTCGGGCAACCCATCCAACTTGCGTTGATACCGCGACACAAAATTGTACACAAAGCTTTCGTCGAATCCGGTTTGGTCTAATACAGACTGCAAAACCTTTGACGTGTTTTGAAACGATTCGTACCGGTTGAATATGCGCTGTATTTGTTCCTCGGTGAAGTTTTCCCCGGATTCAACTTTACGTTGAATGTATCTTGTAGCTTTTCCAACAAAGTCATTGTAATCATCAATAAATTGATTGGTCGTGGCTATGACAGGCGATTCCTCGCCTTTTGCTATCTGTTCCTCGTCATCGAATGTGTCCAGGAATGATTGCGGAGGCAAACCGAGTTCTTGCCTACGGGCATCCTCTTTATCGTTCATGTCGTACTGGTAGCCCAGCGACGCATAATCGTAGTTGTACTGCGGAATCGACATGCCTTCTTCGTATTTGATGCCGTACAGTTTTGCTATTTCCTTGTATTGTTTTTCGTAATACTTATTGTATTCGCTGTTTACCCAGTCCGGGAAATAATATTCAGCCAACCTGGGATCGGTCTTCTTCCCCATCTCGTTTGTAATAAACTGATAGTATTCATTCTCTGACTGAGTGTAATTATCCGGGTCGTATGACGGGTCTGCAAATTCAATACCAAACAACCCTTTATTTTCGCGCTGTTTGTTGTAGTTATACTGCTTTGCCATGGTTGACCAGTAGTTTTTGTCAACATCGTACCCGTAGTTGGTGTACATCCATTTCTGGAAGTCGCGCAGGTCTTCAATGTGGGTATCGGTATTGGAGCGTTGGTAAGATTGTTCGTTCGCAAAAGGAAAAATGTCGGGGTTTGACTCCGACTGTGAAACAAGATTCCTATACATATTTCTGTACAACGGGTTATAGCCTTGCGCTGCTGCTTGCTGATCTATCCAGTATGGAGAATCAGAACCGCTTGCTTGTGCGCTTGCACTGGCCTGTTGATCCATCCAGTATGTAGGCTGCGTTGTCGGGGCTGTAGCTGTTTTTTGACCGTTAACAACCCTTCCAGCTCGGTCTAATATATATGCAGTCATTCAAATCTCCTGCCAGTCTTATCGGTCAATCATGTACCACGAATTTTGGCTTCCCTGGTTGGTACTGGTTTTTCCGTGTGATCCTCCAATAATTCGGGACGATCCGTTGTTTTTGGTTGTAGTTTCTGTTCCAGTAGACGAACCAATTTTCCCAGTTTTTTGCGAAGTTTCCGGAACGGGCTTAGACCACATTTCTGCCATTTTGATTATTGTCTGCACAAGGCTTGCGTCGTTCGGGTGCTGCTGAATCCACTGGTCAATTTGTGCAAGTTGCGCTGATGTGAGATTGCCGTAGTACCCGTTCTTGATATCGTTCCATGTATTGATTACCGCGTCGCTGACCGTCGCTGTGTTAGTTTTAGGTTGGCTGCCAGACGATACCGGGCTTTTCATTTCCGCGATTACACGCGGGTTGTAGTAGTTATCCCTGAAAGCAGTAGCGATATTTTCCGCCTGTAGTCTTTGCTGATTCTCGGAAACAAGGTTGGCAATCTTGTATTGCAACTGTTGCAACTCTTGCTGTTTGGCAGAAACGGCAGCCGCTATTCCAGACGCGGGAGTGCCAGCTTCAATGCCCAAGACCAGCGCGGTATCATTATCGACAAACCCGGTGCTGTTGACTTTTGCAATCGCATTTTCAAGCGCCGCTTTTTTCTGCTCGTAATACGTTTGGGCGCTTTGAATGTTTGCGCTGCGCTGAGCCTGAACAGTAACAAGCTGTTCTTTATAGCTTGCGTACCCTTCATCGTCTAAGGCGGACAACTGACTTATGAGCGAATTTTGCAAGTCCTGAGCGCGATTGTATGCGGCTTCCTGTTGTCCTGCAAAGAAGTTTGCGCGCTCCAATTCTCTTGCCTGATCAGCAGACCAGCGGTTGTACGCTGCTTGTTCGTATTCGGGAGTTGCACCTTTCAGCAAGTTTGCGATCTGCGTTGCTGTAGTGGTGCTATTTGTAACGCCACGATTCGCCATCTCCTGCATGATGCTGGCATTACCTTGATCAAGGAATTGCTGTAGGCTCGCGTCCGTAGACGGGTCGTAGCTGAACGGTTCAGGGTTTGGGTCGATCCCGTAATACCCCGGATCATATGACGGCATCTGGTCAAGGATAGCCGAAATGTCCGGGGATAGTGTCGGAGTAGTAGTTCCTGGCGTTGACTCCAGCACGTTCATTCCTGGAGTGTTAAGCGCACTAGCCTGATTAACCTTGGCTGGGTCAACAGCGGTTGGCGCGACAGGGGTAGGCGCAGGAGCAGGAGCGGTAACGGGCGTTGATGTGGGCGCATTAATACCGGGTATTGAAAGCGTGTTACCGGCGTAAATAAGATCTGCTTTTTTGATGCTTGGGTTCGCTTTCATAAGCGCATCGACGGTGGTATTGTTAGCCTTTGCGATGGCACTCAGCGTATCCCCGCGTTTAATGGTGTAATCTGCCACAGTTATCACTCCTGCTTGTTAGTCTCTGAAATATTTCTCCGGCATCGGGATGAACGAAGCCGTTGTTGAGTTGTGGACTATTCCGCATCCTAGTACCGGTCTGTCGTTGATGTGCTTGCCATATGCAAACGCATACGCCTTTATATCTATTCCGCATCCTACACCTAGTCCAAAAATCAAGTCCCGCTTGTTTGCCATCGGTACATACCCGGCTTTTGAATGATAATGACCCATGACGGTGCTGATGCGTTCTTTTAGTGCGGTATTGGCGTAAGGGTACTTTCCTCCGCCGCATCCGGTCCCGTGCTTATACAGCACATCGTCAATAATAAACTCGTCATCGAAAACCCATTCGTCCGGCAGTTCCAAAACATCATGCAAGGATTTGAGGTATCTCTCGTCCACGTTGACCGTGGCCGCCTGTCGCTTCGGGATTTCGTCGTGATTGCCCATGCACCAGCGCAACCGTGGAAACTCTCTTGAATAATCTTTCAACCGTTTGATTGATCGTCCTAGTTCATCCAGTGCACCGAGGGCGCACGTTTCTGTCTGGTGTCGGCTCATAGCGTGGTGGTCTACCAGGTCACCGATGCTTACCACGGTATCCACGCCAAAGTGCGAGAATGTATCCAGCAGGAACGGCAGATATCCGGGATGATCAAAGGGTACGTGCAGGTCTCCGATGATACCAACCGTTCCCGCTCCTTTTGGTTTTCGTGCCTGTTTGGTTTCTTTTTGTGTCACGTGATTGCGGACGTATGACCGTATCCGCTCTGTGTTTAACTGCTCATCCGGGTATTCTTCGCTGAGGATTCTGAACATGGGAGTCGGTTTAACGTTTTGGTCTGCCAGTTGTAACGCCCGTTCTCTCCACTCCATGCAATACCTCCGTTTACTTACTCAGGATCACGATGCCGGTTTCCTGTCCGGTCCTGCGCTTCAATTCTTCGGCATTGCGCATAGCGTACTCGATGTTGTCATTCATAACGCATCTTGCGTAATACACTCCGTTTCGCTGATGGACATAGGCATCTGGGTATCCGTTCAGTCTGGCGGACGCACATGCACCGGTTGCCACGGATTTGTCGGCGTATCCTCCGGCATGAACCATGTAACGGTATTCTTCCGTGGGCTTGTCCTCCGTTTCTTCCTGAATTTCTACGATCTCTGCATACCGCGATTTAACCTTGGCAATGTTTCCGGCCACGTCTGGAGCAAAGTCTGCATGATAGCCATGCTCAACGATCATCGGCCACGGAATGCGCTTTTGGTTGGCGTAGTTGATGAAGGAATAGTAGTCCCATTCTCCGCCGCCCTTGCGGGTGCGTATTTCAAATTTCATACCCATGGAATCGGCAAGCGGTTTGAAAAGCTGTTCAGCCATAGCTTTCTGCTCGTCCACTCCATGGACCGGATTATAAAGCGCAACGATCACCAGGAACACGCCGCTGTTGGGCTGACCTTCGCTGTTCACGCTCCAGTTGGTATGCAGTTCCACGTCAAGGTCCACACCGGCATCAGCAGCTATTTGAGCGCGTTTACTCCAATGAATGTCTTCGGGGCCGGGTCTGAGGTTTGTAATGCCGGGAAGTTCAGCCAGAGCATCGGCCAACTGGTGCATGGCGGTTCCTTCGCGGTATGCTTTGAGTTCCGGAGTAATGGCGTACTGTGAGGGAATGGCGTTTGCACCATCCCCATGACCGCCGAACACACCAATCTTGTTAATACCATACAGCATACTATTCTTCATCCTCCAACAGTTCCGGGTCCACGTAGTCGCTTTCGTATGCGTAGTTGTAGCCTAGCGATTCCTCGTATTCGAGTTCTTCCTTGTGACATCTCTTATACGGCGCGGTGCATATCCATTTGCCGTTTTCGTGCTTATAGCTTCGGCATCCGATACACTTATCCATGATTAACGTCAGTCTTTCTTTTCGGTTAGCTGTTTGTATATCTGATTCGCGAACACACATAAGGCCGAAAGCAAAACGCCCTGAATCAAACCAGAAACAATGACTTCTCCGCTCCATCCAGTTTTGAGAATAAAAACCATGTAAAGAGGAGTAAGAACAACGGACACAAGTGTTACGATAAATGGTATCTGCCATTCTTTGGTGAATTTGGGGTACAGCTTGAGCAACATTCCGACGCAGTACAGAAACACCCCAAGGATAAGGAGTTCAGGTTTAATAAACTCTTTAACAATAGTCCAGTCCATAATAATCCTCCTTAAAATATCGCACGGTATACGATTTCAAGTCCGTAGGTGCGGTTGTTCACGTTCGCCCACGCAAAGTCTAGTTCATCATCTTCGCTGAACAAAATCGGACGCGTCGGTTGCCAGTGGTAATACGTCAACGAAGATACGTCAACAGACAGCAAAGTGCAATCGTATGTAGCACCGTTTCCTGCGTCCATGACGGCAGTAAGGTTCCCGGCACCGAGAGCGCCGCCCGAAGTTGTAAATCGCACTTCCAGCAGTTCCCATGCGTGTCCGGGTGCGCACGTTTTCGCCAACGCGCCAGTCGTTGCGGTCTTCGTGTCGGTTAAAACTTTGTTAAGTACAGGCATTACTTTGACCCTCCACATTCCATTTTGTTGATTCGGTATTCATAGTTCTCGATTTTGGACTCAGCCTTGGTCATGCGATCCATTAGCCCGTTATGCTTGTCCATCTTCTTTTCAAGATAATGCAACCGAGTTAAAACCCCGGCGGCAAATCCTCCAATGGATACCCCGTACACAACCATTTGAATCCAAAATTCTGTTGACATGTTGTTGACCTCCATTGACATTAGATTAAATTACCAGATAAATTTCGTTAAGTGTCTACGTAAAAGCACAATCCGTTAAGTGAAAACCACGTATTTCCACCAGACCGAGGAACAACATCCCCGTTTGTCTGTACGTCAAGGCGACCAGAACCAACAGTCCCGCTTGACGCTATCGTGCTCAATATGAAATATTCGGTTGAATAATAACCGCTTTCTAATGTAAACGCTTTTGATCCAAGCGTACCGTCTTTAATCAACCCTTTTAGATAAACAATGTTTCCTATCTTTTTGTAGGCTGCAACCGCGTGGGTTCCACCGAAGTTCACCCAACTATTTGAAAAAGAGCTGATATTTGTCCATCCAGAATCGTCAATTTGGATTCCGTTTTCTTCGATTATTGAGCCCCCAGACGTAGCTACCTCGCTACCGGAAATAGAACAAGTTCCAACTTTTCTCATACATGCAGCTACAATCATAAAAGCGTAAGTGTTTCCGGTTCCAGATACATTGTCAACCCACGCTTCGCCACCTCCTGTCATTTCAAGCCCGTAATAACGGTTTGAGAAGGTGCAATCTTGTATGTATACATCTGAATGATTTGTTGTTATGGCGGAATAGGAAGAAGATGCGGTTACTGTTATACTGTCAATGATTACGTATTTGGTATTACTTAGTGATATGGCGGCATAGTCTGTTCTTGTCAGAGTGATATCCTTAAACCACACCCGGACACCAACGCCGCTAAAGGAAACGCTTGAAATTGACACGGATTCTCCTGGATACTCGCGGATGTAAACCATTCCATTTCCGCTTTTATCTCTTAGCGTATAGCTCCCAGTCCCGGTTCCGGCATAACAATCAATATAGACAGTGTGATTTACGATTGCTGGTATTGCGTCCCACGCATCTTCTATATTGGAATAATCCTTACTCGTTCCAACTGTAACCGTGTATCCGACGGTCGTTGCCGTAAGCGCGGCTCCCACGCTTCCGTCGGAGTTGTAAAGACGAATTCCGTCGTATGAGTATTGAGTTTGCAGAGTATTACCGGAATTGTATGTTTTAAAATAAGGACTCCCACTATTTGTGTTGAACGCGAACCTCTCCGACGTTGCACCACCAAGCCTAAGGTTGATGTTCTCGGAGGCAATGTCTACCGCACTGTCGGTTATTTTAACAGAACTGTTTTTCACCTCGTTTGAATTCGACTTCCACGCGGTGAGTTCAGAACCTTCTTCAAGCTGGAAATCGTCAAAGTAAATAATTCCGGTTGCGTCGCGGAGTATCCCGTAAACCTTAATTTCAGTTATATTGGGCGTTCCCCAGCCGGACGGATCAATAACATACTTGTAGCGGGTCCATGAGGTCGTTCCGGTTATATGTGCTTCGCTGGTGTAATAATGCCAACTACTGCCTCCATCTTGCACTTCGGCGCATAGTCCAACAAGCGGGTTGGTCGTTCCGTGTGAAATGCTGTTTGACCGAACGTAGCAGGACGCAACAAACTTATTTGTTGCACTGCTAAGCGCAAAGGATTGCATCAGGTATTTTGTGGTGGTTAACGCGCCTGAAGCCGTGCCGCACACACCGCCAACTCGTCCGGTTGAAGCGTATGACCATCCGGTTCCCGATTCGGCCCAACCGTAGTTGTCGTCAATTTCAAAACCAGGATTGAGGAGAAGGTTGTTGCCGCCGATGGTTCCACTTGTTACTTTCAATTCAATCTCTGACGAGTTAAGAGCAATAGATGCCTCTGCCGTCGTTACTCTTGAATCCATGGCAGCATCTAGTCCGTCGGCGTATGATTCTGCTGCCGCTTGTGCTATTGCAATCGCTCCGTCACGAACCGAGTCCCATGTCGAACCATTCCACCGGCACAAAAGGTTATTCGCATCCGTGTCAACCCAAAGATCACCGACGGCGGTAGCTGTTGGGGCAGAGTCCCGAAAAAAGGTCACTATTTTTCCATCAGCCGTTGCTTGTGCGTCACCGGCATCAGAAATAGCTTGTGCTATTTGCGTGTCCTGAATGTCAACCCACGAAGAACTGTTCCACCGATAGAGTTTGTTTCCGTCATTGGTATCTATCCATAGGTCACCTACTGAGCCTTCCGTTGGCTCACTGTCCTGGTAGTAAGAAACAATTTTGCTATCGGCCACACTCGATACTGCATCAAGTTCTTCGGTTGTGGCTCTTAGTAAAATATCGCTAGAGTTTTGAGCGATTTGTGTGGTGTTGATTTCTACAGTGTCGTTTAACGCATTAATGGCGCTATCAGTAACGGTTGTACCAACATATCCCGTGTCGTTATCAAGGTTTTCAACGAGATGATTTAGTTCTTTAGCCCACTGGCGCAGAGTGTCTTCCGTATTTTCTTTAAGTTGAAAAATAGGTCTCGTAGCCATTATACACTCCTTTGGTGGATATCCACGTAATGAATGTCACAAGGGCCTGTCCCTGTTATGCGCAAGCGATACCAGTTGGCGTTTGCGAGTGCGGAGGCATTGATGGCCACGTTCTGAATACTAGCACTTGTCGAAAACACCTTCGCGCTGGTAAAGCCCGTAGTGCCGCTAGGATCGGTGCTGAAATACGCAGTTGCCGTTGACCCGCTGGGGAGATAAATAGCGACCCATATTTCACTTACCGAGTTGCGGGATTTGAGTTGTTCTCCGGTAAATGCTTTTGATATCCAGTCCCACGAAACCGCTACATCGTCGCCGGTGTACGGATCGTCGGCGGTTCCAACTCCCATTGTCCATATTTTCCCGTCAGCATCGAGGGCAAGGGTTTTCTTTGGGAAAGAAGTCATATCAATAAACGAGCCGGTGTCCACAAACCAGACACCCTTTTCAAAATCGTATTTGAGAATAATATTGTTTGACGTGGCCGATGATCCGTAAGGGAACGCCACGTACAGATATTTGGAATCGGCGGCAAGCGTAGTCAGTGATTTATAAGTCTCGTTCATTTCGCTAATATACGCATCCACCGGGGATGACATTTTTGTGTACGAACCGCCGTTATATTTATAAACGCCGGTCGTGTCCATGAAGTATTGGAACCCGTTAGCTTCGATTACGGCAAACTGTCCGACACAGCCAACACCGGCATACACTGGAACAACGGTGTATGTTGACGGCTTAGTTCCGTACAGTTCAAAAAGGGCGTTGCTTGTAAACATTTGAACGTGGTTTCCGTAGCACCGTAGGGCCACTATATCGTCCTGGACCTGCGTAATTGTCCCACTCCACGAATCGGTGTCAACGCCATCCAGCGTAGTATAGTCGGTAATATCATTGAGAGCAGACGCGTACAGCGTTCTTCCTATCGCCCAAAACAATCTGCCGTTAAATGCGGTTAATATTGTTGAGGCGGTTTGTGCATAGCTTGAAAGATTAGTTACGGCTGTTCCGTTCCATGCGTAGCGGTTGACACCATCGGTCACAATGGAGTATACGTTATCGCCAGCGTCAAACTGTGCGAACTCGCACCGGTTTGTACGGCTTCCGGTTGCAAATGTCTGAATCGTCGTGATCGTACCGGAATTGTCGTATTTCCATACGTCACCGTCAACAAGGAGCAGAGTGTCGTTTTCTCTCGTTCCTATCCCGCGTTTTGTCGTTACGGTATAGTTATACTCCCCTTTGCGTCCTTCACGGGAAGACAGCGCAGGGAAGTTTCTTGCAGACATATTGCGGATATAGGATGCGGAGCTGGGGTTGATAGCAAACGACGTTTGGCTAGTATCAATCCCGCCGCCGATCATCAACTTTTGGTACGCACCTAAACCGTCAGGCGTATTTATGTACGGCTTGTACATTATTCGCTGTCCTCATACATCCACCAGGGGAGTTTATGGCTTCTCCCGCGTAAAGCGCGCCGAGAGTAGTTCCACATTTTCATGCGGTCTTTGACTTTTCGGTATCCGGGGGTATTGCGCTTGTCGTTATCGCCCATAGCATCCGCCATGATTGCGTTGTACATCATGGCCGCATCGTTGGCGCGTTTATGATCCGGCACGTCACCGGACGATGCCACGTCCTGTATGGCGGCGTAGACGAGCAGGTAATGCCAGCGGTAGAAAAGATCGGGCGAAGCCGCCAACCCTGTCTCCGTGTTCTCCAGGGCCGTAGGTTTGGGTATATAGATTGTACGAATGGTCTTGCCGGTTACGGACGGAAACGGGTATACACCCAAGTAGTCAGTACCTGCGCTTGACCTATACTTGAAATAACACTGGTCTGTCTGGCGTTTGAGTACGGTGCTGTATTCCTGGAAATAATACTCGGTAAAAGAATTGTCGTTTTCTTCCGGCGCGGTGTACAAATACCACGCTTCATCCGCTGCGGTTGACGCAAAGTTTTCTGTAACCGTTAGCGCCGTTGTGCTTGATACGGTATCAACAACTTTCAATTCGTCGTTGATGACAATGTACTCGTCTTCCAGCGCGGAAGTAAAGGAAGTGCCGGAGCCAGTCACAGTCTTGGCTCCGGCAGTAACGGAAACAGTGCCGGTTTGAACGGCGGTCGATTCGTTGTTGGAAACAAGAACGTTGCGGACCTTGTCAATCTGCATATCCGAAGGAAGCGCATACCGGCCCGTACCCGACACAGAAATGAAGTCATAAAATGCTTCGATTTGCAATTTGTCGAAAATGCGGTATTGCTCCTCGTTGAGGAACGACACAAGTTGATCGTCGGTACGAAGCGTAGTGGTATACGGATACCTCAGTTTGATTTCGTTAAGGATTTCCTGCAACGTCACCCTGTTCATCCCCTTCGTCGGTTTGAGTTTCCTCGTTGTCGAGTTGCGCCAACCAGTATGCGCAGTCCTGAATTGCTCCAGTTATTGCCTGAATATTTGCTATCGCTTGATTCCTGTCGGATTCAAGGGCAGCCATGCGCTCAGTCAGCGCAGCTCGATCAATCATTTGTTAACCTCCGAAGTTTGCCGCTGTGTTCAGCGGAATGTAATAGGCAGTGCCATTAATGGCAATTTTAAGCGCGTGGGTTGCGTCGATGTCTGACACGGCAGAGGCCTGTACTAAGTGTCCGGCCCCAATGGTTACTCCGTTTAGGGAAAGAAGTAGTCCGTTGTCGTCAAAAGTTCCAGCCCCGTCGCCGTTTACGCTGGCGTAAATGAGGGAGGATTGTGTGCCGGTAGAAGCACCGGACCCGAGGTTGAGTTCGATCTCCAGCGGTGCATAGGTTCCGCTGGACGTTCCTGCGGAAAGCGTCATTTCTGCCAATATGGCAGAGCCAAGTCCGGTTACCGATCCAGAAGCGCCGAACACGGTAATACCTTTCAGGGCATTGGCCCACGCTCCGAGAGCAACGTTTGTGTCAAGCTGGAACCTTGCGCGGCCACCTACGCCACCGGCACCAGTCATAGTGCTGGACACAACCATAGGCTCGACGCTTGTTGATCCACTTGTCGAAGCACTTGTAGCCGTTACATTCCACTCGTTTACGGCCTTGCTTGCATTGACGGTTACGGCCTTGCTGGCGGTAATGGTTCCAAGCGTGATGCCGTAGAGATAGTTCAGTTGAGCAGCGGTTGCGCTGATTTTAGTACCAGCTTGATACAGATATCCGCTGGAGTCAAAAATCTGAACGCCACCTACGTAACCTGCATTGGCGGGAAAATTGTTACCAGTTTGAACTGCCAATTTAATTCACCCCCGCCTTAACCGGCACTGCCGACAATACCACGCCAGTCCTCTACGCCGGGCTGGAAAGCAGCGTAACCCCACACCTTGACGTTCCGGGTGCCGGGGATGCGCTCGCGGTCGAAAGTGGGTTCCTCGAACCACATCATGACGAGGTTTCGGAAACTTCCGTCCATGACACCCCAGTAACCGTCAGTCACTTCGGTAAGGGAAGCAACGGTCATTTTGGGAAGCGCGTTCTTGGTGTTGGAGATTTCACCGGCGATGTTCTGGCTCGACAGGATTTCCATTGCGTCGAACTCGATGTTACCGGCGCACCACAGTTTGTTGGCACGGGCGCGGATGCGGATATTGGATTCGTTGACGGTGTTGCGGAGCAGCAGGTTTGCCAGCTTGATATTGGCATAGCTGATAGCGCCGGTCGTTAGGTTGTCGCCGTAGCTGGACGAAGATGCCAGCGGGTGGCTGTTAGAGAACAGGTACACACCGTCGTAGATGGTGTCGGTATCGAAACCGTTGTTGATGACGGCGGCAGCAGCCGCTTCCTCCGCGTCGAGCAGACCGCGCACAAGTTTCTGAGGCTTGGCGTTGATCACGTCGTACTGGTCGTAACGAACAGACTCATGGGTAATGTCGTAGCTGTTGTCGTAAATGACCAGATTGAACTCAGCGGTATCGCCTTCGACGATCTCGTCAGAGTTGAACGATCCGCCCTCAACATTGGTTGTCCACGTGGACAGAGCGCCGGTGTGGGGAATGGTGACGGACTTGCGCATGTTCGCATCGCCCATCTGGAAAACGCCGGGGTATTCTTTTTCGGCCTGGCCGTAGCTGTCGGCAATGACTTTGAGATGTTCAACGGACAGTAGGCTAGGGTTGGTGGTTGTTAACATCATTGCTCAATCACGCTCCTTATCCTACGTTGTTGAACCGGTTCGAGATCACGAACTCGGCATAGTTATTGGTTGTGTCGAGAGACTTCACGCACTTGATGTATCCGCCCGTGGTGTCGTCAGCATCGACAACGCCAGCGTTCGCGCCAAGGTCATAGCTGGAGCCAACGGCGCAGTCTGTGGAACCTGAGGTAGTGTACAGAGCCTTGTACACGGTATTGGGATTGGTGTCTACCAATACCTTGTCGGATGCAGTGGCGGTAGTGGTAGTAATGTCTTCGAGCGCTACACCGGCAACGGTGCCAGCACCCTGGGCATCACCGGCAACGGATACTTTACCACCGGTAAGCTGGAGAATGTATCCGCGCAAGATGGTCTGAGTGTCATTAACCAGGAACTCCTGGACGTGAGGGCCAGAACCATCGAGGTATCTTACGGCTTTGAACGGCACGTAATATCATCCTTTCTTAGCACCCCCAAACACCTTTTGCAGTTCGCTGACGGACATGCCGCCGGTTCCACCGGTGTTACCGGTTATCTTCGCGTACTGAGCCGGGGTGATTCCCCTGCTTTGCAAATACTGTTCTTCCGCGGGGGTGAGGTTTGTCTTTACTGTTTTCTTGGGAGGGGTTTGCTGTGCGTTCCCGGCAGCAGTGATTCCTGCCGCCGATTTGTGCGCCGCAGATCGGATGTCGTGTTCACGGAGCAAATCTTCGCGGTTCGTTAGAAGGTCGGTGCCATGTTTCATCAGGTATGCTTCTTCAGCTGTAATGCCGAGACGCTTGACCAGCGTAGAGATTTCGGCCTTGTGTTCGGTTATGCCGGGGTATTTGTCTTTCAAAAGTTCCACCTGCACACCGATCAGGTCTTCGCTCTTACCGGGCTGTTTCGCCTTGTCCGCAAGCACTTGAAGCGCTTTCTTCATGCGGGGGTCGATATCGTCCAGATCATTGAGCACTTCGTCCAGCGGGTCTACCTCTTGGGCCACGGGCTGTCTGGATTCGGCGGCCAACCGCTCCATCAGCATTTCTTGAAGTTTGGCATTTTGTTCTTCAAGTTTCTTCCTCTTAGCCCGTTCAGATT